GCAAGTTTCATCCAAGTCTTGTATGAGTTTTCCTGTGCTGAAAAGAATGGGTTGATATACTTCATCAGTGTAGCAAAGTTAGTTTTGCGCTCTATATTAAAAAGCACACCCTTCATCTCACGAAGAGCAGACTTTCGAGCCATAAGCAAAATCTTTTGCTGGTCTTCTAACGAGATTCTATCTCCCTTGAGTCCAGCTACAATATCAATTCTGCGTCTTGCTTCTTGTCTGTAGAAATAAACATACAAAGGATTACGCGCTAAAGCGTCTTCCGGAAGAGTTGCTAATAACTTAAATGCGGCGTTAACAAATCTTGTTCCTACATTTCCTGTTTTGTTAAAGAATGTTTCTTCAAGGAGATGTCCGTGAATAACAGGTAAATCTGTTGGGTCCTTAAAGGTTGTTCTTAAATCATCTGCTGTAATATCAGATAGTTTGTTACGTAAATTTGATGATATAGGAAGATATGTGTCAAAGAAGTTGCTAATTGTAGTTACATATTCTGTAGAATCACTTGAAGCAATAGATAAACGACCACGCAAATCACGTCCTTCAGGAGATGATTTTAACCATTTAGCAATGTCATCAATGGTTTCGCCTCTAGCCAGTTTCTTAACCACTGCTGAGTTACCAAACTGTTGACGTAGCGTCTGCGCCCACTGGTCAAAGTAACCTGGGTCTGTAGGACGAATAGCCTGAATACCTTTTGATGCAAGTTTTGTCACATACATATCAGTATTGCTATCAACCATACGCTCAAAAGAGTTTGCAGAAGATGCAATCCTGCGGAACATCTCTCCTAGTGGCCCACCAAAAGCGTCATCAAGAATATACTCTTGACCGTCAGAAGTTGTTACTTTGAATGAACCTGTACCAATACGATCTTTAGGTTGAGCTTTCTTTGACTGGCTAAGAGACTGTGTGTAGTTATCGTATACAGCAAGTTTTTCTTCTTGTAGTAACTTAAGAGTATTTACCTCACCCATTAAATCAACATCATCTGGGTCAAGAGATAATTTAGCTTCTGCTGCGCCAATCTTAGACTTAAGTTCTTCTAATTCACGAATAATATTATTGCTTGCTGCTTGAATTTGAGTAAAATCTAATTTTTGTCCTAATGGCGAATACTCATCTACGAGTCTAGATAAATTCTTATTAGTGTTATTAACAATATTTTTAACACCTGGACCTAGATGGCGAAGTGATGCCATAGCACCTACAGATGCTGCAATACGAAGCTGAGAATCTATAGCATTACGTTGAGTATAACCAAGACGAAGCAGCGCTCCCGCCTTAAACAGATCCTGAACAATATCGGCAGCATTAAATATACCGTCTTTTTTTCTGCCAAGAAAAGCGTTAATAGTTCCAGCGTTACGCTTAAGAATTCTGTCTGCTAAATCAAAGTCCATTAGTGGTAAAAAGTTTGCACTTTGAGATTCAAGTTGCTGCACTGTAATTACCGAACCATTTGTATCTACCATAAAGCCACGATCTTGTATTGACTTCAATGCAGATGTGCGAGCACCTTTGTATTCATTATAAAGAGTGTTAATTGCTTCTTCTTCAATACCGTGCTTTACGGCAAGTGATCGTATTACAGTTTCTTCAAGATTCTGAGTTGCAATAAATCTAGCTTCTGGTGTAGCAGCAGCAATGTAATTATTTAGTAAACCGTTTGATTGTTCTTGAGTCAAAAGTCCTAGTCGTCTAACTTTTGCTGGAGTTCCTACAATAGCGTCGCTTGGACCTACGCGTTGAAGAGTTGCAACAATCTCACGATATGAGTCTGCATCATTAAAGTCTACAAGTCCAGCAGGACGTTCTCCACCAAGCCAAGAAACCTTTTGGTAAAGTCTATGGAATGGAGTTGGTTGATAAACCTCTACCTTGGAAGCGCCTACTGTTTGGTCATAAAATTTAATAGTACGTGCTTTGGCTACAAAATTTTCTGCGCCTTGCAGTCCTTTACCGGTTGTGCGTGTAAGAGTACCGCCACCTTCACCAAGTTGCATAAACTTTGCAAAGTATTTATCGGATGCAATCAATGATGAATAGTTATCCTGTGCTGCTTTAATAACTGCAGGATTTTCATTTAAGAATGGAAGCATACCGGTTCCGTCTGGAGCTGCAAATAACTGAAACTCCGTAACTGTATCTAAATCACCACGAGCAGCCTCTAGCGCATCTGTGATATATGCACGCTGTAAGCGTAATTCATCCATTGCAGCAGGGTCACCTAGAGCAGAACGTAGAATCATTGCTGTTTCGTCACGATCTACAGAATCACCAAGCAGATGTGCTAATAGTCCTGGCTGTGATGATGATTTAACCATTGGATGGTTAAGAGCATAGATAGAGTCGTTTGCAGTAAAATCGTCAATGACTTTAGTAAAGCGATTGTTTACGCCATACTGAGCCTTAGTAATATCTTCTGCAGCTTTTGCTACAGCATTAGCGTTGTTTAATTTGCCAACACCTAATTGACTAGCTTTAAGACCTTTAGCAACCTTTCCACCAACAAGAGTTACATCACCAAAGAACTGTGCTACTAAGTCTATGCCACCAGATAGACCTTTGCCCCAAGCGCTTTTCTTAAAAGCAGCGTCGCGCTGTGTTGGATCATAAATGTTAAACTTTGGGTCATAAAATACACGCTGACTTCCCACTACTGCCTGACCAAAAGAAATTTCTTGTGCGCCTTTGTAGGCTTTACGCCATAGGTTGGGGTCAAAGTAACCAAGTTCAGCTATAAGAGCACCTTCGCCAGTAGCAATACGCTTATTGATTTCACCGGCTGCTAATGCAAATGTAGTAAGAGGCTCACGAATATATTCTTGGTTAATGTTATTGATACGTACAAGAGCAGGTTGAACACCTGGTACCTTCATTATGGCACCACCGGCAGAAGCCAAAGGCTTAATTATATCTTTGCCTTCTGTTTCTGCGGCAGTCTTAAATGGTTGAATAAAACCGTTGTATTCTTCAGCGTCATTCCAAGGAGCAGTTCCCACATCCCAAGCAAAACGCGCTGTACTTCCAGCAGCACCTACAAGTTCACCACCAAACTTAGCGGTATTTTTTGCAGTTGTTGTGGCTATATCACCAATTCTATTCCATACACTCATAGACTATCGAATAACTGTTTAATTGCAGCGCGGGTTTCAGGTGATGTATTTGGCTGATCTGATATAAAATTTAATACCGGTCTATACTCTGAGATAGCAGTACGAAAGTTTGTGTCATCTTCTTTACGCATAGCAAGTGCTTCAGAACCTGCACCTGGTCCCATATCAATACCTTCGGTAACAGGTACATCTGGGCGCTCTGTTGGAGCATAAAGCGGTGTAATTGCTGCTTGACGTACAGCAGATGCTGGAGTTCCTTTTACGTTGCCAGTCTTAGCAAGTGGAGCGCCTGATTGAATAGCGGCTGTCTCTACACCTTCTCCATAGGCAATAGAACCCATCTGCAAATTATCGGTACGTGTGGAATATTTTCCAGGACCTGCGGGACCTGCCAATGGATTCATTGGTGCTGTTGTCATCGGTCCTCCTCTAAAGTCTCTAGGTCTTGCGCCATCTGCTCCCACGCCTGATTAGTTTCAGTCTTGTGGTTAGCGTGGTAAATACTTAATTCATATAATGATTCAAAAAATCCTGTTGCAGCCTGCGCAAAATTAAAGGCAGTCTCTGCAAGTACTACTACAAAATCGGAAGAGCGTATAGGACGACGAATTCTATTATTGTCCATCGTCCCATACACCTTCCACTAAAATTATTAAGCCTTTGTGCTCTTCTTACCAGGGCGGCCTTTAGCCATCATTCCGAAAAACACCTTACCGCCTTTTGGCTTAGAGGTATCCATCTTGCCTTCCTTTGGCTGTGCCATTGGTGCGGCTGCGCGTGATCCTTTGTTCATATTTACACCTCCCTCGCTTAAGCTGCGCCGGAAATACCGGCTAGTAGTTGAGCTATATCTGGACGTTGACCAGCAGCAGGGGCCTGACCAGCTTGTTCTTGTGGAGGTTGCTGCGAGGCAGGAGCGGGGGCCGCACCTGCTGCTGGAATCTGTTGCTCCATACCTGGTGCCATAGGTGGCATCTCTGGGGTTGGGGCTGGTTCTGGTGCAAATGCTTTTTCGATAATGTTTTCTAGGGATTGTCCCTTTTGGCGACCTTGGATAACAGTTGCGATACGGCTGATAATCTCGGAAGGGTCTTGGCCTTGCGCCGCGAGTGCCGGTATCGCCTGAGCATACTGAGCAACAGCAACGCGCAAAGAATCGCGCATCTCTTCAATGTCAACACGTTGTTCCTCTTGTGTAACGTTAAGGTCCATTGGAATCTCACGACGTACATAATCACGTGAGACGAGTTTATCTGAACGCATTTGTAGTAAAGCAATGATGGCGCGGTTGGGATCCATACCAGACATAATGCCGTAACGGACATCTACTCCGTACTCGCCCTTAATGTCGCGTGATGGGATGTATTTAAGTACATACGGTGTTCCATCATCGGTTCCCTTGATAGTCTTAGGAATACCGCCAAATACTTTCTCATCTGCTTCAAAGCAGACTGATGCAAGTTCTGTAAATAGTCTAGCAAACTGTGCTTGTGCTGCTTTAATCTGTGTATCAAAGCCAGCCTGTAGCGCCTGTACGCCGCGACCAGTGACTACAGAAGCATCAATGTTACCGGAGCGAGACTCTGGGTAACGAGCACCAAGACGTAGTTCACGCTCTAGTACACCGGACTCTGTAAAGACTCCAGGTGGTAGTTCTAGTGGCACACGACGGATGCCTTGTGGATTGGCAGAACGCATAATTGCATCCGGTCCAAGGGCTAACTCTTGTACATCTTGTGGAATAGCAATAGGTGCTTGGATAGACTTCTCAGCAGCTTGAATCTGCAAGATAGCAAAGCGAGCACGAGCAAGTTGTAC